TAAAAGAATTAAAAATACAATTAAAAAATTGAATGAGAGATTATCTTGGTCTTCTTCTAATGAAAATGAAACTGATATTAAATATAGAAACTCATCAAAATCAGGTTTTAATAGAGTTAAAATATTTGTTGATGAGATGATGAAACATAATGAAGATGCTAAAGAGTGGTACGATAAAAAAAGGATAAATCAAAAATCTATATTTGACCATGCTAAAGAAAGAAAACTTTTTGAATCAAATTTATTAGCTGTAGGACATAGCAGTATTAAACAATATATAAGTGTTAATAAAATTATGATTGAAGAACATAATAAAAAACATGGTTTAAGTAAAGATCATAATTTAAAAACACATTATTTTAAAATGAAAGAAAACGAGGTGTAGATAAATGGATGTTTCTACAGTTGTAAATAATAAAAAACCTTGTCCTGTTTGCGTATATTTAAAAGCTTATCCTAAAGAATTAGCTTTAGAAGTAGATAATCTCATATTTTCTAATAGTAGATATAAAGATATTTTAGAGTTTCTAGAAAAATCAAAAGTTTTAAATGTTAAACAAAAACCATCTAAACATTTTATTGAGAAACATAAGATTGATTGTCTTGTAAATTTTGAAATTCCTGTTGAAAAACTAATTGTTCAAAATAGAGTTAATAAAAATTTACATTTAGATATTCTAAATGTTAATACAAAAATTGAAGAATATAGAAAACAAAATTTAGAAGATAAGCAAAATTATAAATTACAATTATTAGATGAAATCGAATTTTTAGTTATAAGCACTGTCCATCATGAGTTAATTAATGGTCGTTTAGATAAAGGATTTATCCCTAAAGATGATATTAGTTCATTAAAAATTATAAATGATGTTATGAAAGGAAAATCTGATAGTGAACAAAAAGAAAATAATATTAATGAATATGAAAAATTATCATTTGATAAATTATCTAAATTAGAAGAAATATTGAATGAAAAATAGTTTAAATATTACAAAACTAAAAATAGCTATAAATAAAAGTTTTTGTTATTACAAACCTAATCCAAAGCAATTGAGCTTTCACACAGCTGGTAATAAAGCTATAGAACGTTTATTCTTAGCTGGTAACAGAACAGGAAAAACTTATTGTGGTTGTATTGAGGATGCTATCCATTTGACAGGGGTTTATCCTGATTGGTGGGATGGACATAAATTTGATCATTCTATTATAACTTGGGTTGCATCTGAAAATTACGAAATTACCAGAAACGTTTTACAAAAAATGTTGATAGGTGGTTATTCAGAACTTGGACAATTTACAGATGGTCTAATACATCCTAGTTTAATTTTAAAAAAAGCTATGTTTTCTGGCGTTAACGGCGCAGTTGATTATGTGCAAATTCAGCATTCTAGCGGTGGTGTATCTAGTCTTTATTTCAAATCGTATAAACAAGGTAGAGAGAAGTTCCAAGGAGCAAGATGTAATCTAATACATTTAGACGAAGAACCACCTAAAGACATATATACCGAGTGTAGCATGAGACTTGCAGATGTTGACGGAAAAGGGCAAGGTAGAATGATTTTAACGATGACACCGCTTAAAGGCTATACTGAAATGATGTCCTATTTTTTAGAAAAAAGAGCTGAAAACCGTAAAAAAGAAGATGCAACGAGCGTTCAAGATCTACTGCAAGAAGATGAAGCTATTAGAACTGATCCAGAAATTATTATTAATGGAAAATATTATATTCAAGCTTCTTGGGATGATAACCTACATTTATCAGAGCAAACTAAACAACAACTAAGAAGTACCTTAAAACCTTACGAATTAGAGGCTAGATAAAAAGGAATACCGAGTATCGGTTCTGGACTTGTATATCAAGTTATGGAATCAGAATTCTTAGTTGAACCTTTTGAAATACCTCATTATTGGCCTTGTGTGTTTGGGATGGATGTAGGTTTTTTTGCTCCAACCGCCGTTGTATTCATGGCTCATGATAAGGACAATGACATATTATACATTTACAAAGAATATTCAGTTACAGAAAAGACAGCAGCCCAGCATGCTTCTTCATTAATGATAATGGGTTGCGATTGGATCAAAGGGGTTTGTGATCCAGCAGTCAACCAAGGTTCGCAAAGAGATGGCGAGAGATTGATTGATGATTATGCAAAGGCTGGTATTAAATTAGAAAAAGGAAAATACGCCAAAGAATTAGCGGTTGATACAGTTTTAGAACGTATTCGCACTGGTAAATTTAAAGTATTCAATAATTGCCGTAAATTCATGGATGAATGGCGTGGGTATTCAAGAGATGAAGAGGGCAAAATTTTAAAAGGAAGAGATCACTTAATGAACGCATTAGAGTTTGTTATTCTTGATGGTTTGCCACTAGCTAGAACCAAAAGGCAGGTTGAAATGCGATATAACTATTATGATAAACCTACATTCTTTTGATTTTAATTAAATCTTTGACAATTACCTAAAAGTTGAATTAAGATAATAAATTATAATTAAATTATTAGATTAAAATCATGAAAAAAACATCAGTAGATAAGTTCCTTTACGGATCAAACATGAGTGAGTCAGAGAAGATAAAAATGTGGCAAGACCAACATGCTTTTGAAATAAAAAATACATTTGGTATAACTCCAAATGAATTACAATCAAAGATGGATATTGATGCCAGAAATAAAGTTATGAAATCTGTAAAAGTCCAGTTAAAATATATTTCAGAAGACAAAGAATCGATAATAAGAAATAAAGAAAAATTAGAAAAACCAGATCTACCAGAAGAAGACAAAATTAAATTAACAAATGAAAATTCTAATTTAAAAGGTCGCAAAGTTGATGTATGTAGAGAAGCTGAAAAATATCTGGATCGTCATATTAATGAAAAATATGGTTCTTCTAACGTTAACATCCATACGAAAGATAATATAAAATACTTTGAAAAGGTTAAAGGATGGTTTATGAATCCTCCTCAAGGTATGAGCGCTGATTTAGAATTAATAGGAGATGAATATCCTCCTGATTTAATGATAGAGCATTTTGAGCAATATTAACAATTAAAAAAAAGTTTTTTATGACAGCAATTAATACAAATAATCAAATTGTAAAATTTGATTATCCTATCAAAGATTTACAAGAAAATGTACAACTTAAGCAAAAAGAATTATCACATGAATTGGATTCAACTCCACTAAAAAGAGAGATTTATTATGGAAAAAATGAAGTTGTTGCTAGAGAACCTTTAAAATTAGATAAAGAATCGATAGTAGGTTTACAAGAAAAAGACAAAAAAAGAAATGTCTCAGAAAACGATTTTAAAACGATAAGATATGAAAAAAAAAGTAGTTTTAAAAAATATAATATTTGTACATATATTGATTTTCTTCCTAAGTCTTGGAATAAAGATAATGAATTTTTTCTACAAAAGTTTGCAAAATCTTTTACGACTTCTAGCTGTACAAAAGTAGATGTTTCAAGAACAGGAGTTTTTTTTTCTTATCCGACAGATTTAGAAGCGGCTAAAAAATTAGCAACTATATCAATGGTGTTTTCTGAAAATGAAAATAATGTTTTACTAACAACGGTAAGTTATGTTTGGAATACTGACGACGAATATGAAGATGAGTCTTTATCTTTAAACAGCAGTAAAACTGCGAATGAAAACAAGATTGAAGAAAATACCTGTTCATCTAGCACATCACATTTTCTAGATGAATATTTAAAACAAAAAGATATCTCAACTCAATTTTTAGTTCATCAATTAATAGATAACAAACTATTAAAAAACTTGAATTTAATTGTGTAAACTTTTAAATTTTTTATAAAAGACTTTTATCAATATAAAAAGAGTCTTTATATATTACTCAAATACTTTTGAATTTCTCGTATTGAGCTTTAGAAATGACAAAAACAGTATCGTCTTGATATTGGATAGCTTGAATCTTATCAAATTTAGCATTGTAAACTATCATATCAAGATAAGCTCTTGGATCGTCCTGACGTAGCTCTGTAAGAGTCCACAAATGGTATTCACGAATAGAAATAATCAACCTCCTAAACCTGTTAAAATAATGGTGCTAGGGGTTTTCAAAAGTCCTTAAAACGACCTCAACTACACTTCATGCCAGAGGCACTTATAATAGTCGACCCCTAGCATAACTAGGTTTAGAATTTTTAAGAGTGTTTGAAAACACCGTTAGCTCTTAGAATTTACCAGTAATAACTTTGGTGTTCAACGACAATTTAAACGATTTATGTTTATAGAGTTGTGTATTATGGAATTAAAATAGGTCTATGGAGTGTTAAGAAGACCTATCAAGAGTTGTTTTAAAATATTTGATATAATATCGAGAAAAAAGAAATTAAGCTTGTAGAAGACTCCTACGAGTTTTTTTGATATTTTTTTGTTACAATTAAATGATTGTTGTGATAAGCTGTTTCTGGTTCTACTTGAGACTAATCTCAAGTAGGGAAACCAGAAGTTCAGAAAACCTTGCTCAGGATTTGAACGAAAAAACAATAAAGAATACGGCTACTTTTTATGTTTAATCTTCTCGATGTTATAGTTTTTTTTACTACTATGTCAATAGATTTTTCTATATTTATAATAAGTTAAATCTGTACACTAATCAAGTTTTTTCTTCAACACCTTAGTTTTTTGAACTTCAAAATTAACAATTTTGAGGTAAAAAGTTATGTCTATAATAACGAAATCTTTAGAATCTAAAGAATATCAAGAACCATTTATTCTGCATGGAAAACGTAATGAATTTTACTGTCATAGAGTTTGGAAATGGATA